TTGTAAGCCGCGATGATCACCTCGAAGGCTTGGTCGAGCACATCGGCCACCCGCCGCAGTTCTTCGGCGTCGCCTTCGATCCAGGTGTAGGGGTTGTGAATCATTAGGATCGCGTTGGATGCCATCACCACCCGGTGTGCACCGCATACCGCTACGCTACCTGCGCTGGCAGCCAGCGCATCGATACGGGCAGTGCAGCGTTCGCCCAGCCGGTGCAGCGCGTTGTGGATAGCCACGCCCTCGAACAGGTCGCCACCGTTGGTGTTGAAGGCCACGTGAACCGGCGAGACACCGTCATCGACCGCCTTCAGGTCGCGGAGGAACTGGTTGGCGGTGATGCCCCAGCCACCGATCTCGCCATAGATGTAGATCTCGATCGGCGTTGGCTCGTCGTCAGCAACGCCTGACGCCTTCACCGACGTTCCGCCGGCGGAAAACCCGAATTTCCGTATTGAAGTCACCAACCAATGGCTGACCGAAGTCCTCGACCAAGCCGCCTAAGGAGCGCATCAAATGGCAATGATTCCCGAAATTCTCGCCAACCTGAACCTGTTCGTGGATGGCATCAGCTTTCAGGGCGATGTCCCGTCCCTGACCCTGCCGAAACTGGCGCTCAAGATGGAAGAGTACCGCCCCGGCGGCATGGATATGCCGATTGAGATGGACGTGGGTATGGAGAAGCTGGAGTCCAGCTTTACCACCACCGGCATGCGTAAAGAGGCGTTGAAGTTCTTCGGCCTGGCCGACGGTAATGCCTTCAACGGCGTTTTCCGTGGCTCGCTCAAGGGTCAGAAAGGCGAAACCAAGGCCGTCATCGTCACACAGCGCGGCACCCTGAAAGAGCTGGATATGGGCGACTGGAAGCCGGGCGACAAGGCCGAGCACAAGCACGGCATTGCCCTGACCTACTACAAGCTGGAGGTCGGCGGCGAGACTATTTACGAGATTGATCCGGCCGGCATGAAGCGCGTTATCAACGGCGTCGACCAGTTGGCCAGCCAGCGCCGCGACCTCGGCCTGTAACCCTCTGCAACCTTTCCGCATTTCTTTCCGATTCAAGGATACCGAGTCATGAGCAAGCCCGCCCCGAAGTACCTCAAGCTGACCGCTGAGAGCGTCACTGTGACCCTGACCAAGCCAACCGAGATGAACGGCATCAAGGTTGACACCATCACCCTGCGCGCGCCGACCGTGCGCGACATGCGCATTTCCAGCCAGACCTCAGATGGCGACGACGAACAGCGCGAGCTGAACCTGTTCGCCTCCCTGGCCGAGGTCGGCGTCAAAGACCTGGAGGGCCTGACGTACAAGGATTACAACCGCGTCTCGACCGGATACACCTTTCTGGTGCGAGAAGACGAGCTGTAATCCCGAGAGCATGAAGACGGCCGCCAAGCGACTGGCGGCCGAACTGAATTTCTCGGCCGAGGAAATCATGACCATGCCGTATGCCGACGTGGTCTGGTGGCTTACAGACTGAGCTTGCATAGGGGGCACCGCCTGCAGTACGCGTGACAGTGCCCAATCCAACGCCGGCAGCGCCTGTGGTGGTTGACAGCCGGGATCCGGTCGCCGCGCCACTGCCGGCGCCGGCGGCGCCTGCCCTGGGCGATGCCGTGCGTGGCCAGGCCAAGCCTGTTGCGCCGGCGGCGCCGGTGGTGTTGTCGCCTGCAGCAGCGCCTGCAGTACGCGTGACAGCGCCCGAGGCAACGCCGACAGCGCCTGTGGTGGTCGACAACCGGGATCCGGTCGTCGTGCCATCACCGGCGCCGGCCTTGGGCGATGCTGTGCGTGGCCAGCCGGTCTATGCGTCGCTGTCGGCCGGCTGGTATTGGCAGCGCGCGGGCCTTAACACCCTCGCTGACAAAGTGGCTAGCGCCGATGACTCGGTTTTCGAGTCGATCACTCGCCGCATTAATGGTGGCCTGAATGGCTTGAAAGATCGCCAGGCGCTCTACAAGCGAGCGCTTGAGGTGCTGCAGTAATGTCGCTGAATTGGCGTATCGCCTTGTTAGCTGCTGCGCTCGGCCTCTATGTCGGCGGCCGTGGCGCCTGGACGTGGCTGGCCAGTGAGTACGGCCGGCAGCTTGCTGATCAGGCAGCTGATTACATTCGGCAGCTGGCCGACAAGGAGCGGGCCTACGGCAGCGAGCGTGAAGAGGCTGCAGCTGCAGCCCTGGATCAGTTGGCGGAGCAGAAGGCTCAACGACAAGCCCTGGAGGTTCGCCTGCAGGAGCAGGGCAAAACACATTGGCAGGAGATGAACGATGCTAAAAAAACTCAAGATCGCCTGCGTGACCGGCTTGCTACCGCTGATCTGCGGTTGTCAGTCCTTGTCGACGCCGGAGCATTTGCCGCCCCGGGTTGTGACGGTGGGGTGCGAGAAACCACCGGCACCGGAAGCCTGGTACATGGCGCCGTACGCGCCCAACTTGAGCCAGCGCATGCTCAACGAATTGTCGCCATCACCGACGACGGCGACCGGGGGCTGATTGCACTGCAGGCCTGTCAGGCCTACGTCCGCGAAGTCACCAAGTAATAAAGAGGCGAGCCGGGAGGATGCGCCAACATCCAGCCCGGCCCACCGAACCCGCAGACCCTTCCTGCAAGTCCAGCCGTGGCCTCTGCCTTGTGCACAAAGCGCGGCGAGCCTAACACCTGTTTATTCATACAGTAAAGACTTGCATACCTATGACCTCTCCAATCATTCCCTGGATGGGTGGCAAACGCCGCCTGGCCGACCGCTTGATCCCACTCTTTCCCCCTCATGAATGCTACGTCGAAGTCTTCGCTGGCGGTGCCGCGTTGTTCTTCATGCGCCCCCAGCCCGCCCCGGTGGAGGTGCTAA